AGTTCGCCGCCTTGTCGAAGGTCTGGACGCGCGCCTCGCGCGCCGCGAAAAAGCGGTTCTGCCTGGAGTTCGCCCGCGACATCTGGGACGTGCAGAACCGGGGGGCCGCGCTGACCAACTGGTCGGAGGCAGAGGACAAATGACCCTGCGCCCCGCCCGGGAATGGTGGACCACCGACCAGATCGCGGCAGCCGGTCTGCCGGACATGGCCGCGACCCGTCAGGGGGTCGAGGCGCAGGTTTTGCGCGACAACTGGCGGTCGCACCCCCAGCATGCCCGGCGTCGTTCGGGCAAGGGCGGCGGGTGGGAGTATTCCTGGGCGCTGTTCCCCGACCGCGCCAAGCGCCGCCTGCTGGCCGAGGCGCGGACCCCGAAAGAACCCGTGCGCCCCGAGCGGGACGAGGTCTGGGTGTGGTTTGACTCGCTGCCCGCGTCGGTCAAGGACAAGGCGAGGGCGCGGTTGCTGATCGTCCAGCAGGTCGAGGCGCTGGAGGCCGCGCAGGGGCGCGGGCGGCACATGGCGGTGCAAGATGTGGCCCGCCTGTCGGACATCGGCGCGCGCACCATCTGGACGTGGTTTGCGGCCATCGAGGGGGTCCGGTCAGATGACCGCCTTCCGTATCTTGCCCCGCGCAACCGGGCCGCCGCCCCGCGCAGCCGGTCGAAGGGGTGCGAGCCTGCCTTCTTCGACGTTCTGGCGGCCAGCTTTCTGCGCCTCGCAGGTCCGTGCTTTACCGACTGCTACCGGGCCGCCGTCAGGATCGCGGCGGCGAAGGGGTGGGAGACCCTGCCGGAGCGGACGATGCGCCGTCGTCTGGATGCGAACGTGAGCCGGGTCACACAGGTGCTGGCCCGCGAGGGCATCGAGGCCCTGCAGCGGCTGTACCCCGCCCAGGTGCGCGACAAGTCGGCGATGGTGGCGATGGAGGCGGTCAACGCCGACTTCCACAAGTTCGACGTCTTCGTCCGCTGGCCTGCGGCTCAGGGCGACACGGCGCCGGGCGCGATCTGCCGCCCGCAGATGGTGGCGTTTCAGGATATCTACTCGGGTCGCATCCTGTCCTGGCGGATCGACCAGACCCCGAACAGCACCGCCGTCCAACTGGCCGCGGGCGATATGATCGAGACCTGGGGCATTCCTGCCCATGTGCTGTTCGACAACGGGCGCGAGTTCGCGGCGAAGTCGATCACCGGCGGCGCGGCCACCCGGTTCCGGTTCAAGGTCAAGGCCGAGGACCCGCTGGGCCTGTTCGAACGGCTGGGCTGCAAGGTCCACTGGGCCAGCCCCTATCACGGGCAGGCCAAACCGATCGAGCGCGCCTTCCGCGACATGTGTTCGTCGATCGCCAAGGATGTGCGGTTCGACGGGGCCTATACCGGCAACACGCCGATGGCCAAGCCCGAGGATTACGGCAGCCGGGCGATCGATCTGGATGTGTTCCTGAAGGTGCTGTCCGAAGGCATCGTCGAGCACAATTCCCGGCAGAACCGCCGGTCGCAGGTGGCCTTCAAGCGCAGCTTTGCCGAGGTGTTCGACGAAAGCTATGCCACCGCCCCGATCAAGAAGGCGGTCCAGGCACAACGTCGGCTGTGGTTGTTGGGCAGTGACGAGCAGACCGCCGACAAGCACACCGGGGCTGTCTGGTTCCAGAAGAACGAGTTCTGGGACGCCTGGATGCAGGACATCGCAGGCCAGCGCGTGACCGTCCGGTTCGATCCCGCCGACTTTCACGCCGGCCTGCACATTTACTCGCAGGATGACGCCTACCTCGGCCATGCGCCGATCCGGCAGGCCGTCGGGTTCTTTGACCAGGACGAAGCCCGCCTGCATGCCCGTGCCCGCAAGGAATGGATGGCGGCCGAGAAGAAGGCCCTGAAAGCCCTGCGCAAGTTCAACGCGGCGGATGTCGGGCAGATGCTGGACGAGATCGCGCCCGCCCTGGACGCGCCGGTCGAGGCGAAGGTGGTCAAGCCAGTGTTCGGCAAGGGGGCCAAACCCGGTCGGCCCGCCGCCGGTTCGGGCTTGACGCCCGAGGTCGCCGCCGCGCAGGCGCAGATCGTGACCGACATTGCCAGCCGCCGCCCCGCCGCCGCCGCCCCGACCGAGGAAACCCCGCGCGACCGCTATCGCCAGGCCTTGGCGCTGCAGGCCCGGATCGATGCGGGCGAGCCGGTGACCCCCGACCAGCGTGCCTGGCTCGATGTCTACCGCACCACGCCGGAGCACCGGACGGAACAGACCATGCACGCCCACTTCAAGGACGCGTATTTCGGATGAGAAAGCCGCCGGGAGCGGGCAGGCCCCAAGGCGGCGGTAACGACGACAGGAGAACAGGATGACAGACGACAGGGTTCCGATCAACAATATTGCCCCGCTGGCCAACGTCGCCCGGCTGATGACGCTGGTGGACCGGTTGCAGAACCGCGCCCATGGGTTGCCGGGTCTGGGCTGCTTCTATGCCCCCGCAGGCTTCGGCAAGACCCATGCCGGCATCTTCGCCGCCAGCAAGTTCGACGCCTGCCATGTGCAGGCCCTGCCGTTCGGCGGCACCAAGAAGCTGATGGAGATGATCGTGGTGGAACTGGGGTTCGCCCCCGCCCGCACGGTTGCCGGGCTGTTCGACCAGGCGGCGGCAGAGTTTGCCCGCAAGGGCTATCCGCTGATCATCGACGAGGCCGACCAGATCCTGCGCGACACCACGATCGAGGCGATCCGCAATCTGCAGGACCACACCGGGGTGCCGGTCATCCTGATGGGCGAGGAATTGCTGCCGCAAAAGCTGAAGCGGTGGGAGCGGGTGCACAGCCGCATCCTGAGCTGGGAGGCGGCCGAGGCAGTGACCCTGGACGACATCGGCCATCTGGCCGCGATCTATGCCCGTGGCGTGACGCTGGACCCCGACCTGAAGCAGGGCCTGCTGGCCGCCTCGCGCGGATCGATCCGCAACGCAAGCAACAGTCTGGCCTTCATGGGCGAGTTCGCGGCCCTGAAGGGCTTGAAGCATCTTTCTTTGGCCAACTGGGCGGCGGGTGCGTTCCACACCGGCGAGGCCCCGGAAGCTCGCAAGGGGTTTGTGACCGTGTCGGCCATGGGCCGCGCGCGGAGGGCTGTCTGATGAGCAAGGCGACGTTCGACAGTCCCGCCTCGAAGGCGAAGGAGGCCATCGCCTGGGCCATCGCGCAAAAGCTGCGCACCTTCAGCTATGCCGCGCTGGCGAGCGAGGCAAAGATCACGCTGGTCCATGCGACCCATGTGACGCGGGCGTGGGTGGCCGAGGGCCGGGTCCGCAAGGTGTCCGACCTGCCGCGCGGGGCTGGGCGTCTGCAGTTCCAGGTCGTTGCAGGGTTCACGTTGCCGGTCGACCGGGACAGCCGCGATGCGATCGACCAGATGTGGGGTGCGATCCGCAAACTGGGGTCGTTCCGTCCCACGGATGTTGCGGCCCTGTGCGCGATCGGCGTCAGCCCGGAACAGGCGCAGGCCTATTGCCGGGTGCTGCTGGAGGGCGGCTACCTGCGGGTCGAAAAGACCGCCGTGCCGGGGGTCCGCGAGGCGATCTATCGCCTCGCCCGCAACAGCGGCCCGCGTGCGCCCCGGCAGAAACGGGTGCGTGCCATCATCGATCCGAACGCGGGCACCGTGACCCCGATGTCGGAAGGTGCCGCATGAGCGCCCTTGCCGCCGCCCGCGAAAAGTGGGGCGAACCGCTGCCCGACTGGGTTGAGACGCTGGCGCTGGCCTGCGACCGGTCCAGCCAGGCGAAGGTCGCCAAATCGCTCGACCGCTCCTCGGCGCTGGTCAGCCAGGTGCTGAGCCGGAAATACACCGGATCGATGGACCGCGTCGAAGAGCTGGTCAGGGGCGTGTTCCTCGACAGCAAGGTCGCCTGTCCCAGCTTGGGCGAAATCCCGGTCAGCGACTGCCAGAACTGGCGCGACAAGGCCGCGAAGTTCGTCATGGCCAGCCCCCTGCGGCTGCGGATGTACCGCGCCTGCAACGTCTGTCCCCGCAACCGACCCGAGGTGACCGAATGACCCCGCCCCTTGATCCGCAGGCGGTGATCCTGCGCATCCGTGAAATCGTTGCCCTGCGCGGCGGACCGAAAGCGGTGGCCGAGGCCGCTTCCTTGCCGCTGCCGACGCTTGAAACCTATCTGACCGGCAAAAGCTTGCCCGGATCGCTGGCCCTCGCCTCGCTTTCGGTGGGCCTGAACGTGTCAAGCGACTGGCTGTTGTTCGGCAAGGCGGCGCACGAGCGGCGGGCGATCGGCGAGGTGCAGCAATGACCACGCCGGACATCATCCCCGTCGCCCCGCGCCCGATGCTGGTTCACGCCAGCCGCGCCCTGGGCCGCGTCGATCTGCACGGTCATCGCGGCCTGACCATGCTGTCGATCGACGAGATCGAGGCCATGGCCCTGCTGCTGGCGCTGTTCGGCCTGGTCCCCACCCCACCGGGCAAGGAACCGCCCGCAATCCTGATCATCCAACCGCAAAAGGAGGCACCCGATGCCGTCTGATTTCACCCCCGCCCCGATCCCCGATGGCAAGGTAGAGGTCCATGGCAAGACCTACATGCCCACCGCAAAGGGCGGGCTGATGCCCATCGAAATGGTCAAACCGCTCGACCTTCTGAAGGACGGCGTGGTCCGCAAGGTCATGGGCTATGCCATCGCCCTGTCTCAACAGGTTTCCCGCTTCCTCGGTCACACCTTCCGCGACATCGGCTCTCTGGAAGCGCTGATGGCGCAAGAGTATGGAGCCAAGCTCGGCGGGGCCAAGGGCAACATCACCCTCTACACCTATGATGGCCTGTTCAAGATCGAGGTCAGGGTCCAGGACCATCTCGACTTTGGCCCAGAGGTGCAGATTGCCAAGGCGCTGTTCGACGAATGCCTGGTCGAATGGTCGGCCGACAGCCGCGCCGAAATCCGCTCGCTGGTGACGGACGCCTTCCGCACCGACAAGGCGGGGCAGATCAGCCGCAGCGGCATCTTTACGCTGCTGCGCACCGAAAGCGATGATCCCCGCTGGAACGAGGCCCTGCGCGCCCTGCGCGACGCGATGATCGTCATCGGCAGCAAGACCTACGTCCGGATGTGGATGCGGCCCACCTGCGACGCGCGGTGGTCCAGCGTGACCATCGATTTGGCGCGGGCGTAGGGCCATGGCAGGCAGCAAATTCGCAACCATACAGACTTGCGTCAACAATGTCCTCCTACCTGTGCATGAAGTGAGGTTCTTCATGGACGGAAAGACTTGGTCGCTGACGGGACAAGTTCTGTTCTTCACAGCGCATGGAGGGCATTGGCATGCCGATGATCGTGAGCACCATTTCGTTGGGGTTTACGATGACGGTCACGGAGCACTAATCGCCCTGCTGAACATGGCTTTGGTTCAAAGCATCACGCTTTCGGACGAGCCACGCCCATGAAAACCCGCGCCGCTGCAAACTCGGCTGTCAGACAAAATGCAGGCGGCCCATCGGCTTGGCTTTCGGCTGCGGCCTGCGGTTTGCTAGGGTGCGCGTATTGGCGGGGCGGAGGGTCCGCCCCGGACCTGCTCTTTGAAACGGTGAATATCCCCCCTTCACGGGCCGGGTCGAGCAGTGCACCGGCGCAGGCTCCCCGGCCCGTGGATCGGGATTTAACGAAACATCTTGGGGTCATAGTCGCGGGCCGGACCGCCAAGCACATAGAGCACAAGCGCCCAACCCTTGAGGTCATCGGGCGCATCGAGGGGCACGGGTAAATTGAGCTCGTTCCCCGCATCCGCCTCCATCCGCGCCCCGATGATCGCATACTGCCATCTTCGCCAAAGCTCGGCCCCTGCGTATGGGCCGACGGTGAATTGCCCGGAAAACTGCCCGACTTCGGCCATTTGCATCAGGGCAATGTCGAGTTCTTCGATCCCGCGCTTCTTCCAAGGGATGCCTTCGACAACGACGTTGTCGCGGATACCGGCCGCGCTGTCGAAGAACATCTTGGCCACGTCTTCCCACGTTGCGAACTCAAGACGGGTCGGGTCGGGGTTGCGCCACGCGACCGTCAGGAACATCCGGTACAGGTCCGTTCCAAAGCTGTCCATCGAATCGCCCACCCCAATGCAATGCCCTTGTGAGGCTAGCATCCGCTGCGCGGTGGAGTCCCACTTGACCAATCAGGCGAACCGACTCATGTTGGTGTTGTTCGGACGTGCCGTGGAAAGCGCCCCGAACAAGACGACCGCAGGCGGTTACGCCCCGAAAAAGCGTCTCACCAGAGATCAGCTTCATCCGGGTGGCATGTGCAATGTCCAAGGCGAAAGCCTAAAGGCACGTGCGGATTGTCCTGCGGCAGTCTTTCCAACACCCGGAGCCGTTTCGGCTTCCGTAACCGCAGGAGAACAAGATGTCACTTCCGACCATCGCGGGGGTTCAATCCCGCATCCACATGCTGCCCGACCGTCCGCCCTTCATGATCATCCGGGAAATGGCCGAGGTTTTCGACATGGAAGCCCGCCTGATCACGCGGCAGTTCCAGAAGAACCGGCACGAGTTCCCGGAGGGCTATTACTTCGTTCTGACACCCGAGGAATACCGGGCACAGTCTGCACTTTTAGTGCAGACTGCCGAGCGCAGTCGCACCGATCTGGAGCAGTTCGGCTTCACCGAAAAGGGCGCACTTCTGCTGTTGCGCTTCATGTCCGGGGAACAGGCGATCAGGGCCACAATTGCGTTGATCGACGCCTTTACCGACCTGCGCGACGGGACGATGGACCGGCTTCGGGTCGCAGCCTTCAAGGACCAAGTGTCCTATATCGGGCGCAGCAAGATGCGGCTGGCGATCAAGCTGGCAGCGGCAGAGGGCTGGTCCTTCGGCAAGCTGTGGGACGAACACGACTGGTCCGCGCCGAAGCTGGGCCGCGAGGTCGAGGACATGCGGATCAGGGGCTACATTCCGCAGCATGCCCTGTTCGTGCCGCACTATGTCTATCAGCGCCGCAAGTCGGAACGCGAGTTGATGGAGATCCATGCCGAGGACGAGCGGCAGATGAAGTTGGGGTTGCACTAGCATGTGTAACCACCCCGACGACGATCCCCGCGACGCCGTGTTCGTTGCAGCCCGTGCCGTTCGCGGCCTGCATGCGCTGCTGCAGAACCGCGCGTCCCCCTGTTATGGCGATGCGGAACTCGCAGTCATGGTCGAACTTATCGACGACCGGCTGTGGCCTGCCGCGCACGCCCTCCAGCAGTTTGTCCCGCGCGACTTTATCGGCCCCGAAGCCTGACCAATCTGCGGCCCTCCACCGGGGGGCCGCGTGACCGTCCCCCTCTACCTTCGTGCGCCCTTGCAGCCGGTCACCCGTGGCCCGCGCGGGCATGCCTTTGCCGAGGCGGATGGGCGCATCAATGACTGGCCGCTGACCGTGACCCTGACCGACGCCGAGATCCACATCGCCTTTGCCGACCGGGATGGTCCGAGCTTTGCCGTGGATCTGAGCCACGTCTTCAAGGGGGCGTTGAACGAGATCGAAATCCTGCTTGGTCTGCCTGAAAGGACTCGCCGATGACCGCCTCGATCCGACTGATCCATGTGGCCGCGCGCGAGCTGGGCCTGGATGATGACACCCGCCGCGAGTTGCAGTTCCGGGTCACCGGCAAGGCCAGTCTCAAGGACATGACGGAGGCCGAACGCACGGCGGTGCTCGACGCCCTGAAGGCGCAGGGGTTCAAGCCCTCGGCCGGGGCGAAGCCCCACCGCAAGCCCGCCAGTCGGGGCGACGTGCGGTATCTGCATGTCCTGTGGCGGCTCCTGGCCGAAGCCAAGGTCGTCGATAAACCGGGGGCCAGGGGCCTCAACGCCTTCATCCGCGCCCGGTTCGAGAAATCATGGGGCTCGGTGCCGATCGACGTCGACCAGATGCACGATCCCGCCCGGATCGCCACGGTGGCCGAGGCGCTGAAGGCGATGTGCCGCCGCGCGCAGATCAAGGTGACCCTGTGAGCCGCCCGCGCACCCATGTGACCGATCATGCGCTGGTCCGCTATCTGGAGCGGGTCGGCGGATTCGACATCGAGGCGCTGCGCCAGGCGATCGCCCGCCGGGTGGATGAGGCCGCGCGGGTCGGGGCCTGCGGCGTGGTGATCGACGGGTTCA